GTACCATCACCAGACTACAGGGTTAACAGACTATCAATTGGTTCGGGAGTACTTTGTGGTTCACTCGAAGACGCCCGTGAAGTATCGGGTGCCGAAGGCCAACCCGGGCGTGAGCGACCGGGTGCATCTGGTCAACCGGATGCTGCGGTCGGCATCGGGAAAGATAGATCTGACTATAGACCCCAAGTGCAAGGAACTGATCAAGGATTTCGAACAAGTATGTTACAAGGACGACTCTCATGAGATCGATAAGGGCCGGGACCGGCAGCGAACTCACGTATCGGACGCTTTGGGGTATCTGATCTGGCAGGAGTGCAAACCGAGCGCAGGCATCGGGGAAAGAGTGGAGCGACTATTTTAGCCATGCAGAACATCAACCGGGAACATCCGGAGTACGTCGCGCGCAAGGCGATGTGGAAGCAGTACAAAGACCTCTACGAAGGAGGCGAACGCCTGCGCCTGAACGCTTCAGAGTATCTGTTGCGGCGCAACAAGGAGCCGGGCGCGGTCTACCAGGAGCGGCTCAGCCGGGTGTTTTACGAGAACTACATCGGTTCGATTATCGATTGGTACGCGGCCACGCTGATGCGGCGGGAACCAATGCTCTTGTTCAACGGAACCGACACGGTGGCCAGGACTTTCTACAACCTGTTGTCGGACGATTGTGACTTAAAGAGGACCAGTCTCCCCGAGTTCTTCCGGCAGCGGTTCATCCAGACGATGGTGTGCGGTAAGAGCTTTATCGTGGTGGATTTTCCGCGATCGAGCGCGCCGGTGATGAGCCGGGCGGAAGAGGACGCTTCCGGGAGGTCGCGCGCCTACCTGGTGGATTACGGCGCGGACGAGGTCATCAACTGGAGTTACACCCAGACAGGAGGCTTGGATTGGATAGTGATACGCACGTCGGTCCTGCAGCAATCCAAGGTTACGGATGCGAAATGGGAGAAGGAGACGCGGTGGATCTACTACGACCGCGAGAATTTCCGGATCTTCCGCAAAACCGGCGAGGCGAACCCGATCGAGCTGATCGATGAAGGGCAGCACGGCTTTGCGCCGCTGCGGCGTGTGCCGGTATTCGAAATGAAGGTTTCCGACGGCTTGTGGCTGATGAACAAAGCCGCCCTGGTGCAAGTGGAACACTTCAACAAATCCAATGCGCTCTCGTGGGCTTTGACGATGGGGCTGTTCGCCACTCCGGTGATTTATTCGGATCGGGAATGGAACCAGATCGTCGGCGAATCCTACTACATCCAACTCGGGCCGCAAGACAAGTTCGGGTGGACGGAGCCGGACGGCAAGGTTTATCAGATAGCGGCGGACAACCTGGTCCGGTTAAAGGACGAAATCTATCGCGTCTGTTATCTGATGAGCCAGGCTGAAGATACGGGCGGTGGAGGGCGGATCTCGGCTGTCAGCATGCAGCGGGACTTCAACGTGACGCAGGAAGTGCTGCGCGCCTACGGCGACCGGGTTAAGGACACGATGAAGCAGGTTCTGCGCGCGATTGCGGAGGCACGGCAGGACGGTGTTTCGATCGAGGTCTCGGGATTGGACGAATTCGACATTGGAGACTTGGGCGTTGAGTTGGACGACGCGAAGAAACTCCTGGATTTGGGGATCGTATCGGAAACCCTCAAGAAGCAGGTCTTCAAGAAACTGGCGTTCAAGTACCTGTGCGACGTCAGGCAGGAAATCAAGAACCAGGTTGCCGACGAGATCGACGGTCTACCGGCCGGCGGTTAGTTCAAACAGAGACAAGAAAGGGGAAAGGACATGGAGGCTTATGGAAGGCATTGATGTTCAAGCAATCGTGCGGGAGGCGGTCAAGGAGTTCGTTAGCCACGAACAAACCAAGAGTGAGCCGGCTTACAAAGCGGAGCTCCTGGAAGAGAGGAGGCGAAGGGAACAACTGGAGCGCCGGCTGAACGAAGTGGTAACAGAGAACAAACGCAGCCGCCAGATTGCGGAAGAAGCGGACCGCGGTTCGACGGTAAGAGCGGAATTGCAGCGGCTCGGCGTAGCCAAAATCGATCTTGCGTTCAAGGTAGTGAAGGATGGAATCTCGCGGACGGAAGACGGGCGCCTGGTGGCCCGGGGAGATAACGGCGAGGTGCCGTTGAAGGAGTATCTGACGGCGTTCGTCAGCGAGAACCCGGAGTTTCTGCCGGCGCGCATTGCGGGGGGAACAGGGATGACGGCCACCTTCAAGGCCCCTATGGATAGCAGAGAGACGGTAAGTATCGAACAGATCCGTCCGGGCATGAGCAAAGAAGAGATGCAGCGCGTACGAGAGGAAATCGTGCGCGTGGCGTCGCAGACCCTACGGGGGCTGTAGGTAGCGCCGGCGGTCTATGCCGCCGGTAACTGAGTTAGAACACAGACAGGCCAGGAGGCCTGTCCTACTAAGGAGAATGAATGGCAGCTATTACTTCGAGTAACGTGGCAAACGCGATTGTCAAACTGGTGGCGGTGGATGCATTGCCGGTGCTGGTGGGGAACCTCGTCATGGGGAACCTGGTGAATCGCGATTATGAGCCGATCCTGGCACATGCCGGCGACACGGTAAACGTTCCGATACCGCCGATCATGGTGGCAAACAACATCGCCGAAGGCGGTACGGTGCAGACGCAGAACCCGAACCTGGGGAACGCGCAGATTGTGCTGAACACCCACGCCGAGGCGACATTCCAGATTCCGGACGTCACGAAAGTGCTGGCGGTTCCGGACCTTCTGAAGATCTATATGGAGCCGGCCGTGGCGGCGATCGCCCAGCGGATCGAGAGCGACCTGCTGAACCTGTATGCCGGTTTTACGGCCAACACGCCGGTGGGTACGCCGGGGACGACGATCACGGAAGCGGTCATCGATCAGGCGGAAACGGCGCTGTTTCTGGCGAAAGTTCCAGCCACCGAGCAGAAGTTCATCGTAGTGGACGCGGCTACCTATTCGGCATGGCGCCAGATTCCGCGCTTCAGTGAGTTTCAGACAGCGGGTGACGCGGGCCTGCGCGCGATTGTTGACGGTACGGTGGGGAAGATCAAAGACTTCTTCGTCTTCCGTTCGCAATTCGTTTCCAAAACCGGCAGTACTCCGGCGACCACTCACAACCTGGCGTTTACCAAGAGCGCTCTCGGGTTGGTGATCCGCCGGCTGCCGCAGCCTCTGCCGGGAACCGGCGCCATCGCGGAGTATGCCGAGCTGGGCAACTTCGGGATGCGGGTGGTGATGAGCTATCAGCCGGACACGTTGGCTCAACAGTTCACGGTGGATGTGCTGTATGGCTGCGGCGTGCTGCGAAACGTGTGCGGTGTGCAGGTGAATACCTAGCATCGCGTCACTGCGGGGCCGGGGCCTACCCGGCCCCGCGGAAGACATCCAGGAACAGGAGATAGCAATGGATCTACGTCTGTATTACCAAAAGATTCGAGACATTGAGGCGACCATCGCCGACGAGTTTCCGGTGGTAGTGAGCCGGGAGACGGGGGACGGAGGAAAGAGTGGAACCTTGACCGAAGTGCCACGCCGCCTGGCCGCGAAAATGATCGTGGAGGGCCAGGCGCGGCTGGCCGCGATAGAGCAAAAGCAAACCTTCCGCGAGTCACAGGCTGAGGCGAAACGGCTGCTTGACCAGGTTGAGGCTGCGGCAAGAATTCAGGTGACGGTAGTGTCGGCTGCCGAACTGGACAAGTTCAAGGGCGGAAAACCTTCCGCGGCGAAATAGGCGGATTACATGGCATTGTTCATGGATGGGTCCGTATCGAGCATGGATGACCTGACGGCGCAGGACTCGCAACTTCTGGATACCGCGAACGTCGAAAACATCGACGTGACGCGGAAGCTGGCCCTGGCACAAGATGAGCTGGGGCTGGATCTGGATACCCTGCTGACGCGGCTGAGTTACACCGAACAGCCGTTCTGGTACACCTCGCCGCCAAAGATCTCAACCGTGGTGGTCACGCGGCCCCTGAAAATGTGGCACACCTTTCGCGCTCTTGAGATGGTATACGCCGACGCGTACAACAGCCAGCTAAACGACCGGTATGCCGGCAAGCGCGACCAGTTTCATGCGCGCGCCCAATGGGCCTACGAGAAGCTGGTGCAAACCGGACTGGGAATCGCTTCCGACCCGATCCCGCAAGCGGCCACGCCGACAGTGACCATCGCGGCGGGCGGCTTGGCGGATGGCACTTACTACGTGACCATGGCGTGGATGAATCGGGAAGGCGAAGAAGGGGCCAGTGCCGTTCCAATCGCGATCGCGACCGCGGGCAGCAGCCTGTTGGCGCAACCGGTGAACGCGCCGCCAAATGCCACGGGATGGAGAGTCTATGTTGGCGGCGCGCCGGATTCGATGGTGCTGCAGAACGAGTCGCCGATCGCCATCGGACAGACCTGGCTGCAGCCGGACACGTTGGTAACCGTGGGGCCGGCGCCGGGTTCGGGACAACAACCCAACTACACGCGGCCGGTGCCGCGCATGATACAGAGGGGCTGATGACGGCAAAGATCGGAAGTGCGGTGGCGGCCATGGTCATAGGACGGATTACCGGACCGGCCGGGGTCAATTCCATTCTCGCGGCCCTGGCGCAGGCGGACCAGAACCTGGCCGGCCCGCTGAACGTGGCGCAGGTGCGCTCGCAGAACGTAGCGGCCGACCTGGCGGAACGTGGCGGCACCGTCAAGTATCCTGCGGTAAATGTCTACTGCGAGCAGATTGTCAACCAAATGACCGAAAAATTCCGCATGTTTTCGGGCACGGTGCAGATGGCGGTCGAGGTCCGGCATTCGCAGGATCGGCTGGAGGGGCTTCAGGACAGCATGGACCTCTACGCGGACGCCATCATGTCCGTGCTGAACGCGAGCCGCGGCGATTGGGGCCAGGGCGCATTCTACGGCGGGGGGTACAAAGTGGCGTTCGGAACCGTGAAACAAGGCGGGAAGAATTTCATTCAGGTAGCGAAGATCACATTCGAGATTGGAGTAAGCAAGAGCTAGCATGGCCACGTATATTTCCTCAAAAGCAAACCGGTTTTACACGGTGCTC